GCTTACTTTGATAGGGGGGAGGGGTAGTCTGTGCTTGTAAATATTGTGGTAGCCTCCTCCGCACACGAAAAGCAGTATGTAGCGTAATACACTAACAAAGGCTATCTGGATTAGGGGAGAAGACGAATAGGAGTATTCACCCGTGAGTGGGTGGAATCCTTAAAAAGGATGAGCCTCTCGTTTATCTAAGTTAGTGGTGACTGTCAGATCACTACTCCACGCTACTAGCCCTGTTCAAGATTACTCTTTACTGGAGAACTACATGGTTCACTACGTTTATCCTACTTGGTCGGCTCTACCGCATAGAGGGGTGGGTGATGCCCCCGTTACATCCACTATACAAGATTATGATTCTGATGTAAAGTGTGCGCTAACTTCCAAGACGCATGAAGATTGTCCTCTGCTTAGTGCCTTATAAGCGTTCGAACGAGCAAGTCAGTCTTCAGCCGTGTTGGTGAAAACGGTTTAGCTCCGTGGGATTTTGTTTGTTGTTGAATTGAACCTAATCCTGCTTCATGGAAGCCACCAACAACTTCTTCCCTAATTGGATAAAAGATGAACGTAATAGACGCTCTCCCTGATAAACTGAAAAAGCCAAGAGGTCGCCCAAAGGCGGTCAAGGTTGCTATCCCCAAGCCAATGACTATGGCTCGTTATGCCGATAGTCCTCAATCCCTTGTTCTGCCTAAGACTGAACACCAAAAAGTCAAAGAACTCAAGGAACTCCTGATAAACAGTGCTGGAGTCAATGTTGTACAGAAGACTGTTCAGATTGCCCTTGATGATGACCACCCTGCACAGATGGCGGCGTTGAAGCTGTGTATGGATAGGATGCTTCCCGTTGCTCTGTTTGAAAAAGAGAAGAATCAAAGAAGTGCTGTAAACATTACGATCTCAGGCATTGGTGGTGTAACCATTGGTGACAACACAGTAGAAGCCGAAGATATAGAGACAAAAGAATGAGTAAAGTCCAAATAGGTGACGCTACTCTCTATCTTGGCGATTGCATGGACATTCTGCCTACGCTAGACAAGGTTGATGCGGTGATTACTGACCCGCCTTATGGCATGAGTTTTCAAAGCAATTATCGTCTTGAAAAACACATGAAAATTGCAAATGATGATAGTTCTTTCATTGCTAACAGGGTTATACATTGGGCAATTCAAAACGCATCACATTCAATATATGCCTTTGGGAGATGGGACAATATTTATGAGTATCCAAAGCCAAAAAGTTTAGTTACTTGGGTAAAGAATAATTGGTCTATGGGTGACTTAGAACATGAACACGCTAGACAAACAGAAGTTGCATTTTTCTATGCGTTACAAGATCATTTTTTTCCAAAGCAAAGACCAACTGATGTTATAGAGTGGGCTAGAACAAAAAATGAGTTTCATCCTACTGAAAAACCAGTTGGACTAATGTGTAAATTTATTGAGTGGACTTCTGGCACAATCCTTGACCCATTCATGGGAAGCGGTACTACAGGAGTTGCCGCCATCCAGATGGGTAGGAAGTTCATTGGCATTGAACGTGAGCCTAAATACTTTGATATTGCTTGCCAACGAATTGAGCAAGCCAGTAAGCAAGTAGATATGTTTATTGAAAAACCAAAGCAAAAACAGGTGGATTTATGTCTGACCTAAACTTTAGCCTCCTGCCTTGGCAACAAGAAGTCTTTGCTGATAAAACAAGATTCAAGGTAATTGCGGCAGGGCGGCGTTGCGGTAAGTCAAGACTCTCAGCCATTACTCTGTTGATTGAGGGACTGCAATGTAGTGCAGGGTCTGCTGTGCTTTATGTTGCACCTACCAATGGTCAGGCTCGACAGATTATTTGGGATGTATTGATGGAGTTGGGGCGGGAGGTTATCCAATCTAGCCACATCAATAACATGGACATCACCCTGATAAACGGAGCAAAAATCTATGTTAGAGGTGCAGATCGCCCAGATACTCTGCGAGGAGTGTCTCTCACCTACGCTGTGCTTGACGAGGTTGCAGACATCAAACCCGAAGCATGGGAACAGGTTATTCGTGCTTCGTTGTCAGACAAAAAGGGTAGGGCTATGTTCATCGGCACTCCCAAAGGTCGTAACTTCTTCTATGACATCTTTAAACTTGGAATGTCAGAAGAAGACTCAGATTGGAAGTCGTGGCACTTCACTACCAAAGACAACCCCCTGATCGACCCTACTGAAATCGAGAGCGCAAAGAAGACCCTATCTACCTTTGCTTTCAAGCAAGAGTATATGGCTAGTTTCGACAATGCTGGCTCAGATGTTTTTAAAGAGGAGTGGCTGAAATATGGAGAAGAACCTGATTATGGCTCGTACTACATTGCTGTCGATTTGGCAGGGTTTGAAGAAGTGGCTAAACAAGCTGCCAATTCCAAGAAAAGGCTAGATCAGACTGCCATTGCTGTTGTCAAAGTAACAGAGGACGGTAAATGGTTTGTCAAAGAGATTGTTTACGGGCGGTGGGACATCAGAGAAACTGCGGCTACGATTCTGCTGAAGATGCGGGAATACCGCCCTTTGAGCATTGGAATTGAGCGTGGAGCATTAAAAAACGCAGTTTTGCCTTATTTAAGTGACTTAATGCGTAAAAATAATGTATATTCCCACATAGTTGACTTGACGCATGGCAACAGGAAAAAGACTGACAGAATTATCTGGAGTCTCCAAGGACGATTTGAGCATGGGCGTATTGTGCTGAACTCTGAGGAAGATTGGGATGAATTCAAAGATCAACTCTTGATGTTCCCAGCCCAAGGTGTTCATGATGACTTGCCTGATGCCCTTTCCTATATTGACCAACTGGCTGTAACCTCATACTTCCAAGATGACCAAGAAGATGAGTGGGAGCCTATAGACATAATTTCGGGGGTGTGATGGACAAGTACTTAACAAGAGTTTTACAACTGGCTTCTGAGAATCCAGAGTATCAAGCCTTGGCTAATTACTTGATAAGTCGAAGATCATTTCCTGAAATTCAGTATAAGCCAAATAATACAAACACTTATGGCTCATTTAGTTACCCCGGATTGTTTGGGGAACCATTGCCTGAAAGAGGATTGTTAAAAATTAATAGAAATCCCGAATCAACAAATCCTGAAAATGTAATACCGACACTTACACATGAGATGACTCATGCAACGCATAGACAACTAGATCGTCAGTATGCTGAACTATATTACAAAAAAAATAAAACTGATATAGAAAAGCAGTTTATGAATAACTATGAAAAGATTATTGGTTTTAAAGAACCAGCGATTTCTAATCAAATTCAACAGATGGCTCCAGATTTTGCTAAAAACAAATCCAACTATAGAGCAACTGGTAGAGAAGCAATGGCTTTTGGTTTAGAAAATTCAGTTTTCCCTGAAAATATATTTGCAAGCAACGCCCCATCTCATGTAGACCCTACCATGGCAACTCAACTAATGTTACTATTAGAACAGGCTCAAAGGGTGCAAGATCAACAACCAGCATCGCAAGGTAGATAAATATGGCAACAGATAAAGCAGTCAAACTTGAGCAAAATGAATATTATGAGCCTACGGAGGCTGATAAAGAACTGACCGATTTCATTACCAGCCACTGCGACAAGTGGCGAGATTGGCGTGATGCCAACTACCTCCCCGCCTACCTAGAGTACGAGCGCATCTTCCGTGGTCAATGGGCATCTGAAGACAAGACTCGTGAGTCAGAGCGTAGCCGTATTGTTACCCCTGCCACTCAGCAAGCAGTTGAGACTCGACACGCTGAAATCATGGAAGCTATCTTTGGTCAAGGCGACTTCTTTGACATTGAAGACAATATCCAAGATGTAAACGGCGTGGCTATTGATGTTGAACTGATTAAGGCTCAACTGGCTGAAGACTTCAAGAAGGACAAAATCAGAAAAGCTATCGACCAGATCGAATTGATGGCTGAAATCTATGGGACAGGCATTGGCGAGATTATTGTCAAGACTGAAACTGAGTATGTTCCATCAACTAGAGCTATTCCTAATCAACCCGGACAAGCTGCAATTGGCGTAATGGAAAGAGACAGAATCTCTGTCAAGATCAATCCTATCAACCCCAAGAACTTCTTGTTCGACCCCAACGGTACTACGGTCGATGACTGTATGGGGGTGGCTATTGAGAAATACGTCTCTATTCACAAGATTGTGCAAGGCATTGAAAAAGGTATCTACCGCAAGGTGGACATTGGTACTGCCAGTGAAGACACTGATCTTGAGCCTACCCAAGAGGTATCACAGTATCAGGATGAAAAGGTATTGCTGTTGACCTATTACGGTCTTGTGCCTAGAGAATACTTGAACAACTTAGAGGAGAACAAGGACATTGTTGACTTGTTCCCTG